ATAGCACAGCCCACATATCTGCACACCAGCTTTGAAACCCTTTGTCTTCATTTTTGAAGAACTGTTTGTTTATGTTCTGAAGATATGTACGAATAAGTACAGAATCATTCATCACCTTCTTCCAGAAGTCAGAATCTATGTTCTTTAAGAAATACTGAGCTCCTCCTGAATGTTCATTGTTAGCTTCAGCTATTTCTCTATTGATGCCCACCAAGCTTGTAAGCTCAGCTAGAACATCTCTAGTCTTATATTCTTCAAGCTTCTCTGGAAGCACGTCTCTCACTTTACTATCAAAGTATGAAGCATTGATGTAACTGTTTGTGTCAGATAGATAGTTTATATCATCATCTTTAAACTCATCAATGTTAAATTTATCTGTAAAGATTACATCACAATCACAGTAAAACACTGCTTTGGTGATCATATCAGGGTTGTCCTGAAAATACCTCATTAAGCAATAGGGACGTAGAATAGGAATATACACTCCTAAATACTGACTAACGTCTCCTGTATCCTTATAGAAAGCAAACTGTGCTTCTGGATACAGTTCCATTATCTTTTCCCATTTACCATTGTATTCTCTAAAACTAGGTGTGTACACTAAAACAATTGCCTTGTCTGAGTGTCCAAGCTTCTTCAAGCTTTCCAACCATAGATGTACTTGCCATGTGTAGTAGACATCATCTGGCTGGGCACAGATAAATTTAAGATCCTTCATATATGTAGTTTTGTTGGTTTATTTTATGCTTATGGTGTAGTGGTAGTTGTTGTGGTAGTTGTGCTAGTACTGGTGCTACTACTAGTTGTTGTAGTAGTGGTTATGTTTCTACCCATTACACCTGTAAGATATTGCAATTGCTTAGATATCTGCCAAAGCAAGTTACTTTTTGTACTCCAACCTATTTGTCTTGATGGTATTGCCATGTTATTAAACTATTTCGTATGTTCCTGATATGTCAAAATGACTAGTAACTGTTGTACCGCCCACAGGTGTATTAAATTTCCAGTTTAAATCTGTTGTGCTTCCTGAGTAATATAATTTAAGTACAGACGCACTAACTACTACATCTGTTATACCAGCAATGTGATATAAAGAAGCACCTGTTGTTTGGTGCAATGTACCACCAGCTTGCCTCATTGTTTCTACAGATGGAAAAGGTAAGGTTATTTGATATTGTAATGTACCAAAGTTAGTACAACCAGCAAAGTCTACATAAACTCTAAAATAGCAAATCTTTGGAGCTATCATTGTGTATGATGCTGTAGCAGTTACACCAGCTAATGTGCCAGAACCATCAGTAAACAATGGATCAAATGATTCAGTTATTACATTTTGTGCATTATAAGTCACCCTAGTGAGTTGTTCCAATTGCTTAGAAATCTCCCATAGAAGGTTTTCTTCTGTGCCCCATCCTATTTGTCTACTTGGTATTGCCATGATTAAATAAAATTAATGTTCAAAGATATGTTACTTTTTACTATTAGCAATGAGGATCAATAATTTACAATAACAAATTTAGTTATAAGGGTTTTAACTTTTTTAGTTAGAGGTTTAGAAATAGTTATATATTGGTAGTAATACTACTTACCCTGACCTTTATATTTCTTTACTGGTTTGTCTTTTGGACCTTTTGATTTAGCAGCTTTACCACCTTTACGTTTTCCAAATGTGAGTTTTGCAGAGGCCACTCCTCCTTTTGCTTTTGCCATTTTGGTTTATTTTAATAATGAATAATACTCTTTAAAATGAAGAATCCTATCTGGTAAGCCAATGGTACCACCATTAACACGCTTAGTCACCTTAGTAACCACCTCATCTGTAGCCCCCTCATCAGCAATCTTATGTAATCCATTCTTATGGAAGAACCAAGCAGCAGATAATAAAGGATACTTAGTAGCCACTAGATCAGGGGTGGCTAGGATGTCATCTTCAACAGTTTTGTCAAAAGCACTGTAGTTATCTTTACCAGTTAACTGAATGTATCCACGTCCTCTAAACTTATAACCCTCACCAGATGCCTGAGGACCATTACCCATACGATTAGCATAGACAATATTGGCAATCTTTTCAGGTTTACGTTCATATTCCTTAGCACTCTCAGGTGTAAAATACTTCTTGAATATAGTAGATAACCCTTTAGCACCATAGTTTAAGTTCTCTGAAACAGCTTTAAATCCACCAGACTCATGACCTGTTTGAGCCAGGAAATGAGCTAGTCTTAAAGGTGTATTGATTTCAAATTTAGCTTGTACATCAGGGATCTGTGCAATCACTGTATCAGGAACATGCCCTTTTAACTTTTCTAAGTCCATAATTATCTAAGTTTAAAGTCTTTATTAATACCCATAGAATATGATGCATAAGTTCCACCAAAAGCACTCTGAGCACCATAACTTATTACAAAAGAATAATCTTTTTTAATTGGTATGGCATAGTTAAAGTCATATTCCATTGTTATGTCTTTATGGTGGTAGAAATATCCTACAGCTGCTGTCACACTAAACTTATCATTTATAGGGAATGTAGCCATAACCTCTTGGTAGAAGTCTTTACTATCTAAAGTCCACCAGCCACTATTGATCCCTATTGCTGTTTTGCCAAAATACCTTCCTATTTCAACAGTGGCACCTATTAAGTTCTTAGTATCACGTAATGGTGTGTTAAAAGCTACATTAGGAGCTGCAGCAATATAATACTGAGCTTTCCCCTTCAATGCAAACAATAAACATATCACTGCTATAAATCTCATTTCTTTTTCTTTTTAGGAGCTGCTTTTTTAATTGGTTTTTTTGCCACCTTTTTTACAACCACTTGTTTCCTATTTTTAAATATATCATAGATGATAGAACCTAAAAGAGCAACAGCCAAAGCAATTGCTCCTATCATAAAATTAGAAAACTTATGAAGAAGGATTATCATACTCTTTGTTTCTGTAGCTCCTATTGTTGTTTGAATGTTTATCAAATCATTTACATACTCCAATACAGGATATATCTTTGCATCCATCTCCTTAGCTTCTGCATCTGTAACTACACCATCTTTAGATATTTCTTCAAAATAAGTATCTGCTGAGTCAATATACTTTTGAGCTTTATCACTAAGTTCTTTCTCTTCCCCTGTTTGATAGGTCTTTAGATATGCAGCCCACATTGTATCTGTTATAGTCTTTTCCTTTTGTATAGAAACTAAGTCTATCTTGCCACCTTTTATAACTTTAATTTGGTCTTGTATAGTTGAGCCATAGTAATCAAACTTTCTACTTAGATATGGCTGAGGCACTAATCTATCTTCATACACACTTGTAGCAGTCTTTTTAATAGTATATTCTACATACTTGCCAAACCCTGCAACTGCCAAGATTATGGCTGTTAATATAATTAGTAATATGTTTTTCATCTTTTTGTTTTTGGTTTTGCTTTTGGTTTATTTTGTTGTTTTATAAATGACATTGGATCTGAGGCAAACTGGCCACTTAGTTTAAGTACTCCTTGTATTATTTCAGGGCTATTTAAGCCAACTAGTCCATATACAATAGCTTTATACATGGAATCCACCTCAAACTGTTCCATTATAAACCACGCAATAAGCGAAGCTATCATAGAACTCAACATCTTCTTTACTATACCAACACCTGATTGCTGCTCATCTGTTGTAACAAGACGAGCAATCATCCCTGCTGCACCAATGAGCAAGACTACCCACCCCCCATCTAATAGATTTTTAATAAAATTTTCCAAGTGTGTAGATTTTGATTTGTCTTACTTAATTTTCCAATAAGATTGAAAACCATATACAATTTGACTATTATTATTGATTCCAATGTGTAACCCAAACACTTTATCTTGTTTGGTTTTATATAATAGTCCTCCTTGTAAAACATCTAAACTATTTTTATTACCTGTCACACCCCCACCTATAAATAAAGCTCCCTTAGAAGGAGCCTGCTTAGTAATAGTAGTGGTTGTATGGATAGTGGGTATCTTATAGTTATAGTTATAAGATCTATTCTGTAAGTTGTTTTTATGTACTGTATCAGCTATAGCTACATATCCTAATGTGTCTAGCTTTAATGTATCAGTGTAGATGTTCTTTGCTAAATGATCAAAGACTAAAGCATCATATTGTGCTTTGAGCTTAGGATAGGATGTATCAGCAATATATTCTGGAGGCAGAGT